ACGATTAAAATAGAATGGGAAGATTTGGCTTACAGAACCTACACTCCCGATTTTGTTCTGCATAATAATATAATTATAGAAACTAAAGGATATTGGCCACCAATTGATAGACGAAAACTCTTAAACATTAAACGGCAACATCCCGAACTAGACATTAGATTAGTTTTTACAAATAGCAGAAAGAAATTAAGAAAAGGTGCAAAGTCAAGTTATGGAGAATGGTGTGTTAAATATAACTTTGACTATGCTGACAAATTAATTCCCGAAGAATGGCTAAAAGAAAAAAGAAAAAAGGCTATCCCTAATTTTATAAAGTTTAAACATTCAAAGATTAAAAGAAAAAAATGACAGTACACAGACCTTTATTTGTTAACGATGTTTACATAATTCTTCATCCCGTCATTAGGAAAGATGGTTCTTGGAGTAAGGAAATTCAGTTGAGTATAGCACATAGTAATGTTTCTAATTTGAATAAAGAAGATCAAGAGGGAATTTTAGATTTGGCAACACTAGGCTGTGCAGCAATAAATAGTTTAAAGGATAATGATTGGCTTATAGATTTTTTGGAGGACGAAATGGATGACTATTATAACAATAGACAGCAACTCTATGAAGTAAAAGACAATGTAATAAAGCTGAACTTTAAAACTAAAACTGAGGGCGAAGCATGAGTTATAAAAAAGCAATTGATAAACACTTTAAAAAAAGAAATCACCCTGATTGGGATAAAGAATACAGAGCAAAATTTGATATTGAGGATGGTAAAGTGAAAGTAAAAGTAGATAACGTAAATAGTCCACCACACTACCGAGAAGGTTTTATTGAATGCATAGATGCAATTCAAGCAAGTATGTCTGAGGAAGAATTCAAAGGCTATTGCAAAGGTAATGTCCTTAAATACATTTGGCGAATGAATTATAAGGGCAAAGCTTTAGAGGATGTTTCTAAATCAGAATACTACCTCAAGAAGCTAGTAAGTTTAATGAAGGAAACAAATGCAAAAGGAAAAACTTAACGTCTATTTAAATATTATTGTGGATAAAGAAATTTATCCTGTACCTGCTGATGATGACGTAAAGACAGAAATTAAAGACGGAATACTAGACCACATACACGAACAAGATGGAATAGAAGTAATTAAGATTAAAATATTGGGGATGAATTATGACACTAAAAACTGACTATCAAAATTTTATAGCACTATCTAGATATGCAAGATATAGGGATGATCTGCAAAGACGAGAAAGTTGGAAAGAAACAGTTGACAGATATATTAACTATATGAAGAACAAAGTAACTCTTACTAATAGTGAGATAGTCAAGTTAGGTAAAGCAATTGAAGATTTAGATGTTATGCCGTCTATGAGAGCCTTAATGACGAGTGGTGCAGCTTTAGATAAATGTAATGTTGTAGGATATAACTGTTCTTATTTACCTATTGATCACCCTAGAGCTTTTGATGAAGTGATGTACATACTAATGTGTGGTACGGGAGTAGGATTTTCTGTAGAGAAAGAAAGCACAAATAAACTTCCATCTGTTAATGAACATTTTGAACAAAGCGAAACTACAATAGTTGTAGAAGATAGCCGTAGTGGTTGGGCAAGAGGTTATAGAGAATTGATTGCTTGTTTGTATGCAGGTCAAATTCCTAAAATTGATGTAAGTAAAGTTAGAGGATCGGGCGAAAGATTAAAAACTATGGGTGGCAGATCAAGTGGCCCAGCACCTTATTTAGACTTATGCCAATTTACAGTAGAAATATTTCAGAAAGCAAAAGGACGTAAGTTAAATTCATTAGAAGTGCATGACATTGTCTGTAAAATTGGTGACATAGTTGTAGTAGGTGGTGTTCGCAGAAGTGCCTTAATTAGTCTATCAGATTTAGACGATAGAGAAATGCAATCAGCTAAAGCAGGTGAATGGTATTTATCTCAGAAACAAAGATCACTAGCAAATAACTCAGCCGTCTATCACGGCAAACCACCAGTTGGAACATTTATGGAAGAGTGGCTTTCCCTCTATCAATCTCATTCAGGAGAAAGAGGTATATTTAATCGTAAAGCTGCTAAAGATAAAGTAGCAGAAAATGGAAGAAGAAAAACAGATCATAGCTTTGGCTGTAATCCTTGTTCTGAAATTATTCTCAGACCTTATCAATTCTGTAACTTGTCTGAAGTTGTTGTACGTTACGATGACACTCTAGAAACATTAAAAGAAAAGGTTAGAATTGCTACAATCTTTGGAACATACCAAGCTACACTCACAGACTTTAAATACCTTAGAAAAGTGTGGCAGAATAACTGTGAGGAAGAAGCATTGTTAGGTGTAAGCCTTACAGGTTTAATGGATCATTACGTTCTTTCAAAGACACAAGATGCAAAAAGATGGCTATCTGAAATGAAGCAAGTAGCTATTGATACAAATAAAGAATGGGCTGCAAAGTTAGGTATAAACCAAGCAACTGCTATTACCTGTGTTAAGCCTAGTGGAACTGTCTCTCAGCTTGTAGACTCTGCTAGTGGTCTTCATGCAAGGCATTCAGAGTACTACATAAGAACAGTTAGAGGTGACAACAAAGACCCTATGACTCAGTTTATGATTGAGCAAGGCATTCCTAATGAGCCTGATGTTGTTCATCCAGAAGATAATACTGTTTTTTCATTTCCTTCTAAATCCCCAAAAAAAGCTGTTACTAGAAATGAAATGACAGCAATAGACCAATTAGAGGTTTGGAAAATGTATGCAGAACATTGGTGCGAACATAAACCATCAGCCACTATCTCTGTTAGGATTAATGAGTGGCCTTCTGTTGGTGCTTGGGTATGGGAGAATTTTGATATATGCAGTGGTATAAGTTTTTTACCTACTGATGATCATGTATATCAACAAGCTCCTTACCAGGATTGCTCAGAAGAAGAATACAAGCATCATCTTACACAAATGCCAGTCCATATTAGTTGGGATGATTTAGCTGAATTTGAAAAGGGAGAGGATAATACTAAAGGAGCAAGAGAATTAGCTTGTTCCGCAGGGTCATGTGAGATTGTGGATATTGCTTCTTGAACATTGAAATACAATTAAATGATTGTGAAATAGAGCTAGGCACTTCAGTTGCAAAGCAAAGATACTATTTAAATAGAAAAAATAAAACTAAGTATCTTAGCATTAATCAGAAAACTGAAGCTGATAGAATAAGCACAGACGTAGAAGGTGTTCTATCAGAACTAGCTTTTTGTAAAATAGCACAAGTCTATCCAGATGAAGTATTTAGACTTGGTTATACTAGCAAGAAAAAAGGTGGTGATGTTGGTGATGCATTCTATAAAGACAAAGCCATAGATGTTAAATCAACAAAGACCGAAAAAGGCAGATTACTGTCAATGTTTGATAACATCAAAATTGATTATTATGTTTTGATGATTGGAGAAAAAGGAAAGTATAGACTTGCAGGAGTAATGGATAGAGAAACATTATGTAATGAAAAGAGGTGGGGGCATCATGGTGTATTTAAAAGACCATGTTACAAAGCTGAACAAGATGAATTAATGTCTTGGTTTGATTTTGTGAAAAAAACCAGTTGACAAAGTAGTTAATATGAAGAATAATAAAGATAATCCAATGATCAGTTTTTTTAGAGAAGGATCAAACGCATTTATAAATGGCAAACTAGATAAACGAGGAATGTTGATTTCTAATCCATATAATTTAGGCACAGTTAAGTTTAGAGAATGGGAGAGGGGGTTTAATTTTGCTTACGCAGAAAACATTAGAAAGAAAATTAGGTATGCCAACAAAGCTAGAAAAAGAAGTTAAAAAATTTTATGAAGGAAAAGGAATAATGATTACATCTATAGATGACTATCAAAAAGAAGCTAAGAAGACAGCTATTTATCCAGATGAATTTAAAGTTACATATCCAGCATTAGGTCTTGCAAGTGAAGCAGGAGAAGTTGCTGGAAAAGTCAAAAAGATTTTGCGTGATATGCCTGGAAAGTGGGAAGGGGATTATTCAGAAACGCAACTCAAGAATCTCGCTGCAGAGATTGGTGACGTTCTATGGTATTGTGCCGTACTAGCATCGGATTGTGGTATTTCTCTCAGCCACATTGCCAATCAAAACATTGCGAAATTGCAGAGCCGTAAGCAGCGAGGTGTTCTGCGAGGTAGTGGTGACAATAGATAAATCTAGTCTCTCTTATCTATAGCACTATTACTGCTTTTTAATGCTCCTACAGTACCTAAGACCCCCTTTAGTCTGTAGGGGCATTTTTTACCTAAAACTGCCAAAAAACGGCTCGTTTTAAAGACCCTCAGAGGGGTGAAACAAACCCCCCGTGTATGATTGTACCCCCCTAAAAACTGCCATTTTATCTGTTCCGATCAAATATTTTTTTATACGTCATTACGTCTAAATTAAAGCTACTTTTATTTACTTTATTCATATTTTCAATAAAACCACTCGTGTTATATTCATAACTTTTAGCATTTTTTTCTTGGAGAGTTTTAAAATCATTTTCTAATGCGGCTTTTAAATCCTCATCCTTAATTTCAATATCCACTATTTAATTCCTTCACCTTTAATTTTATCTCTGTAATTTTTGCCAGTGGTTAATGCCCAATCATAAGCTTTAGATTCTTCTATATCTGTATTCCACTTCCATCCAATATCGTTTAATTCCTCACTGCTTAATTTTTGACCAAGAGATTGCCAATATGCATTTATGATTATTCTGTCTTGCTTTGATAGGTTTTTCCAATCTTGTCTTTTACCAACGTCATAAGAATAATATCCCTTTTCATACATATCGGTAAAATGTTGCTTTGCAGACAGTTTTGCTTTTTCTTTCTGTTTAGATAAAAAAGCTAAAACCTTAGTTCTTTTTTCACTTTCACTTGCCGTAAAAAAAGTTTTTGAATTAAATAAATCATCTTCTTCTGCGGCAATAAAATCAGCCATATACATTTTAGTTAAATATGTTAGGTCTTCATCGTGTGTTTTTACAAAATAATTTCTATATGAAATTGCTAATCTGTTTACCCATTTTTGTGTTTTTGACATTGGGGGTTGTACAGAAATACCTGTTAGCTGTTTTTTTACTGGATCAACCATTTTTTGAGTATCACCTGCTAACACATTAATCAAAGGTCTATCTTTAGTAGAGGATAAAATGTCATATAACTTATCGTAGTTATCTTCAAAATATTCATGTAAAGGTAAAACCTCTTTATTTAATCCCAAATGCATATATTTATTCCAGGTAGCACCTCCGTTTGCATCCCTTGGAAAAGACCTATGTAAATTTTTAACCATCATTTTTAACATATTAACATCAGTATTATCGGGTATAGTTCTATATTTAGGATCAAAATAAGCTACTGTATCTTTATAAACTCCCATAGGAACTGTAAATCTCTGAACCATGTCTGTAACTAATCTTGCCATATATTTATTTACTTGATCATCTGAATATTGAGCATCTGGGTCTAAGTTTGCAAACATTTCAATAGTTTCATCTCTTACCCAAGGAAATGTTCCTGCTCTTAATTGACCACCAGAAATAGCTTTAAACAAAGGCTTCCAATAAATATCAAAACTATCTGGGTGTAATTTTAATTCATCAGGTCTGTCTTTAATAAATTCCAACTCATCCATTGTTTCTGCCAAATCTAAAGCATTAGTTCTATACAACATATCAGCAACAATCCAGTGTGCTGTAAAAGGCCCTAATAATGCATCAACTTTTCCTACATCTCCATTTGCAAACTGAACTGCTAAAGGCTCAGTAAACTCATCTCCCATATTCATTCTTGCACCTAAAGCCGTAAAAAGCATAGTTGTTCCAGCAGCATTCTGAGCCACTCTTTTAGGTACTGACCCCAAAGTTACATCCATAGTCCAAGGTCTTACTCCAAATGCTTTATTTATCTGATTAAGTGGTAAATCGACTAAACCTATTATAGGAGCATGTTTAAATGCAAATTCAGCAGCCTGCATTGAATATCTAGGATAAGGAATTGCTAATGAACCACCTGAAGTTTGAAATAGTTTAATAAACTGATTAGCAAAAGCTGAACCAATAGTTTTATAGCTAGTTCTTGCATATGATCCTTGATACACAAACTTTAATGCTTCAGCTTCAGCTTCAGCAATTATTTCTGGTGGTATTAGTTTAAATTCACCTGCTTGAACAATTTCTAATAATGTCTTAGATTGTCCAGCTTTAGGATGACCTGT